CATCGCTTGGCTTGTTCTTGTCGGCATGTGCTATTTGGGGACCGCCTTCTACGCTTGGGACTTGAACGCCGGCAGCTGGGGGCAAGAACTGCGGTTCGTTTTCTTGGTGGCTGCGTTGTTCTCGACGGGTGCGGCGGTTGCTTTGATGGATGGGAAGATCAATGGCTGACACCATGATTGACCGCAGCCGCATTGCCAAGATGCTGGGCGTGACGGTGGAGACGCTGCGCAAGCGCGTAGAGCCGCGCCCGGACTTCCCAAAGCCGGCGCTGCGCCTGAGTCAGAAGACCGTCCGCTGGGACTTGTCGGATGTGAACCGCTGGCTGCAACGCCAGAAATCAACGCAGTCTTGAGCCGATGGACTCGGCGCTTTCTCGGTAGTAGGTGTTTGAAAGCAGCGATAGATCACGGCGGCCCTAAATCCGCCTCAGCGTCTCAGTACTCCACCGCACCCGATTGCGGCCCCGCAGCGCCTCCACAACCCTGACCGAGTGCTCTTTGCGCAGCTGGATCAGCAGGGTAGCGAAGTGATGCCGGCGCAGGGGTTTGCCGTCCACAGCCAGCATGCCGTGTGCGAATGCTGTGCCGTCTAGGTGCAGGTCGATCTGGGCCACGGTGGTGAATGGGTCGCCGAAAGCTGTACCAGGCGCAAACAATCGAGCTGTTACCTGGGTCAGCTCGAAGTGCCACATGGCTACTTGCTCACGCCCTTGCGCTTTTCATACGTCCTGAGACCACCGATGCCCAGCATGCCGCCTGCCACCACCATCAGCAGATCCACATCGAGCGGAGGCGGGGCCGGCCAGCCCTTGATGGACGCCAGCCAGGTCAGCAGCGGCTGAGCGATGACGGCATAGCCGAAGCCGGCGCCGCCGATCCAGCCATAGAACGGCCGCCAGCCAGCCACCCAGATAGACGGGTGCGCGGCCTCGGCGGCGTTGATCTGCAGCTGGGCTATCACCTGCTTCAGCTCGCCATCCATGGCCAGGCGCAGGAACTCGGCTTCGGCCTTGCGCGCCTCCTCCTTGTCGGGGAAGAAGCGGCCGATCAGATCCTGCCCGAAGGTCAGCAGGGGACCAAGCAGTAGCGGGTTCATTCCGTCGCCTCCATCATCAGTTGCGAAAGCATGTAGCAGAATGGTTCGCCACCAGCCTCTCGCGGGTCAATGCCGCAGCGCTCGAATACGTGCAGCACACAATGGCTCAGTTCGTGCGCGAGCGTGTGAGCGCTGGAATACCAGATCAGGTATGCCCATTTGCCGTCTGCGCCTTGCCCGCCAGTAAATCGCCCTTCGCAGCCAGCAGAAGACAACGGCACATCGCGCTTACCGAAAACGCGCTTGTGTGCCCGCTGGTAGTCCTCCTCATCGCTGCAGACGTAAAGGCTGCCGTTATAGGGTCGCAGAGAAAGGCGCTTCATGGGTAGGCCTTCCTATCAAGCTCAAAATGCGGGCCGTCTTTTAATTTCCGGATTACAATGCGCTTATGGACCGCATATGCAAAACCTGCCAAATTACTCTCCCGATAGCCTCGTTTGAGGTCTACAAGAAGCAAGGCGGCAGCGAGGGGCGCAGGTGGTCCTGCCGTGGTTGCATAGGGGTCAAAAGGATTCGAACAATGGTTGACGCCACATGCCCGATCTGCCTCACCGCCCGGCAAGTCAGGGCAGATACTTTTTCCAAGACTCTCGGCCGATGCCCTGCGTGCGCCATGCGCGCCAAGGCCATTCGGCCGGCGCTGGTAATAAGCCACCCGGCATACAGTCGATGGACCGGCATGCGGGCAAGATGTATTACTAATGACCCGCATAAGAAAAGCTCCTATAAAGACCGTGGCATCGCTGTCTGCGCCGAATGGGAAGACCCTCGAGCATTCCTGCAATGGGCCGACGCCTCGGGTTTTTCCGAAGAGCTGTCACTTGATCGGATTGACAACAACAAGGGGTACTCACCCGAGAACTGTCGATGGACCGACAAAAAACAGCAGGCGAGAAACACCCGAGGCAACGTCGCAGTTGAGTGCGATGGCCGCAGGTTTGGGACATTGGCGGAATTAGCTGAGCACTTGGGGACATCACAGGACCGCGTATACAAGTCACTCAAGAACGGGTGGCTGTGCTTGGGGCGCCGCTTAACGGCATTGGGTACTCTTTCCACGACAGTTCAAAGTGAGGACCGTCCCTAAAGCCGCCTTGCCAGTCCCCTCCCCAGACGATGCGAACACCAAGCTCGGCGGCGGCCTGCTTGACCGCAGCGGCCAGCTGGTGGAACGGTGGCCAGGCCCAGCTGATCGTGCCGCCTATGATCGGGGCCAGGTCCACAGCATGGCCGGTGAGGTGCCGGCTGTTCATGGTCTTGGATGCGCCGGCCTTGAACAACTCGGCTTGCCGCTCCTTGGTGCGCAGCCCTTCGGTCACAGCGAAGTCAATAGGCGACAGTTCCAGCGCCCGGCGCACGACTCGCACCAGGTCGGGATGCACGCCGGTCAGCTTGGCCTCGCTTCTTGCGGAAAGCTTGAAGCTCATTTCGGCCCCCTGCCCCAAGCCTGTGATAGCGATGAGAAGTCCAGCACCCTAGGCTCAGACTTGGCGCCGCGCCGATGGAACTGCGCCGGCACCCCGTGACGCCATGAGTGATAGCTGATCCACAGCCAGGACAGCGTTGCCAGCACCGCGCAGAGGTGCCCGAAGTCTGCCGAGCCCTCCCAGGCCCTGAAGCCAGCGAAGACAACCGCGAACGCGAGCAGGACATGCAGCACCGCGATGCGTGGCGCGTGGGCTGACCGGTCAAACGATGTCAGCCGGCAGATCAGCGGCACGGCCGCCGCCAGAGACAGAGCGAGGGTGATGTAGTTCACGGCTTGGGGCTCCCGAGAAGAGCAGCGCGGGCGCGCTTTGCGAAGGCGGCCACAAGGCCAGGGATGGCGGATATGAAGGCCTCGAAAAGCGGATGGAACGAAGCCGCGAGGACCACAGCGCAGACGTTTCTAGCGCCCGCCGACCCGGCAAAGTAGTTGTCCGAGATCCAGGTAGCAAACAGGGCACATGCCAGCGTCGAGGCGACGAACAGCGCCACGGCATAGGCACGGCTCGCCGGCTTGGCAAGGGTCAGGCCAAGGATGCTCCCGACGAGCGCCCAGACGATGGCCTGTGGCTCAACACCGAGCGATGCGATCAGGAGGCCGCTAGCCCCTGCGGCCACCACATTGGCGGCGGTTTCTGTGCTCATCTCTTTTGCTCCCTGATGATGGACAGCACCAAGCCCAGGGCAATGACAGCGCCCAACAGGCCAAGCGGATAGTTCAGGCGGGCCGAGCACAGTTCATCGCCTGGGCTCATGGGCCATGGATTGACGAGGTATGCCGTTTCGCAGCCGGCCACCATGAGGCCAAAGACGGCGAGCAGCGCGCAGACCATCACCACAGCCCACGAGCGATAGATGCAGGCCACCAGCGCCAGCAGCACCACTTGCCAAAGCCCCTGGCTGATGTACCAGGCCGCGCCCGCGTGCTGCGCCGGAGCAAACTGCCAGCCATAGGCCGCAGCGCACCCGATCAGCAGCAGGGCTAGGGCCGTGGTCCTGTGCTTCACTTCGGTGACCCGCCAGAGCCCGGGCCGCCGCCGCCGTTGGTGGTGGGAGGCTTCGGATAAATCCATGCCGCGAGCTTGTGGAGTGCGGAGGCGATGGTTTTGCGCATTTTGATTACATGAATGGGTTATATGAAGACGGAGAGCCCTTGAAGTAGCCGACGCTTACATCAAATATCCCGACAAAATTTGATGTCGATGGAGAGTCACCTTTTCCAATAAAAAATGTGACATTATCAAAAGGCGTCGAGGCAGCAAATGGCTGGAAACAAAACACATACCGCTGAGACTTGGAAGAATCGCTATTCAGCCTTGGTATCAAAATTGCATTTGAATACCTTGGTTCGTTTGAAATTCCACCGTCGCTATAAGTGTCTGGCTGTCCGTTTACTTGAGCAACGCAATACAGGTCTGCGGGTAGGGTTCCGTTTGCCTGGAATGAAATATAAACAGATGAAATGTTCGGTACAAATTCACGAAAAACATAGTTCTTACTAATGAACTGTGGGGATGTGCTACCCGAGAAAAGCACATAAGCAGCGTTACCTGCGCTACCTCCAAGACTGTTGCCAGACGTGCCAGTCTGTGTCCATCCTGCCGGTGGATAAACGCCAGCAACAGGGACTAACCTGTCAATTTCAACTTGGTCCCGTATCACTGTGCCAGCGGATAGCGTCGAGTTTGCAAATGACGCTAGCGGGTACGCGCCATCAAACAGAATGTCAACGCTTCCAAATATTTTTGCCATGCTGCCGTAGACATAGCCAACAGTCTGGTAGGTGTAGCCACAGTCCCGGACTCTAATCCTTGAAATAGCGCCAGCCCCAGATTGAACGCACCGAATGAAGTTTGTAAAGTAGCTCAAATCCGGGGTTGCATAGTTTACAAATGCTGCAAACGTCTGGATGTGGAGGCTTTCAAATATTGCTCCAATAACTGAATTGTTTTTGTTATTGCAGTCAATCAATATGCAATCGCTCGCCTTTGTGGTGTTTGGCTCAAGCACCATTCCCTTTGCAAGAAAGCCGCGAGTCCATTTGACATTAGATGCCGTACTGCCCCAAATGTGAATGCCAGCCCATGCAGTAGGCAGGCCAAGCCCTGGTGAGGTTGAGAACGGGTTTTCTCCAAACAACCCAATGGTGCCGCCATCAAAAGTGCAAGTTCCCGTGCCAATTGCAAGAATGCCGGTGTGCTGGGCGTAGTAGCTCGTTGTCATGTCAAACAGGTTTGACGACACATCGTTGTCGGTGCAGGCTACATCAAGGATTGAGTGATCGGCAATCCTATTGCCTCGGTTGTCAAGGATTATCGAATAGCCGCAGCCAATCAAAGAAAGCTGTTTCGTGTAGATTTCTGAACTGTTTTCGGCGTAGAGGCCACAAAACTGTGTCTCAACAAGCACGTTTTCAACGCAAGCATTGCGTGTACCGCTGAGCATCACCCCGACAACTTGCTCATAGCCAGTCGTATATTTGATGAGCAGATTTGTGACCTTGTTATATTTGGTCGCGTTTGCGATTAACCCGGTAGTTTGCCAAAGCGCACCAGTACCAACGAGGATTGCGGGGGCGACCACGTTATAGCCACTCGGCACGCCGGTCCATCGCGGGTAAATCGTCGCTCCGGCCTCGCCTCGCAACTCGATGTTGCTGGCATCGCAGACGATGGGGCCGGAAATTACGTATTTCCCTGAGAATTTGACAACAACACCACCGACCTTATCGCCAACCACGCCAGACGGCGGATTAGTAACCAGTGTTTTGGCATAAGCAATCGCAGCATTGATGCCGGCCAAGCTGTCCATCGTCGTATTCGGATACGAGCCAACGAAGTCGTTCACATTGACTTCGATTTCGGTATTTTTAGCGTGCTGAGTCCGAACGGCGGCACCAGTCGCGGGCAGCTTGACGCCGATCAGCGCGTCTCCTTTGGCTACGTCTGATGTGTTGGCGAGATCCGCAAGAATTGAAGCCTGTATGAGTGCTTGAATCTCGGCAGAAAGCTGATCTTGCCCTTTGATGTTATCAACCGTCGCACCCTGCTGGACCCCCAGGGAGTCACGGACAATCATCTTGTACGAGCCGGTGCCGAGCCAGATGTCAGCCTCTCCCCGAGCATTCAGAACGACCGGGTTTGTGTTGGCTGTCAGGCCGCCAGCATCGGTGTAGGTGTCTTTTGGAGTCGTCGTGCCCGCTTCGTAGAAGTAAACCAGGCCACCCACCAGCGGGCGCACCGGGAGCGTTGAGCCGCCAGCCGTGAAGAACCGGAATCGCGGGAGAGGGGATAGGCTGGCCATGGTGTACTATTCCTGCATGAGTGTTGGCATCGCGCTTTTGCTGAAACCCTTCTTTGCGCTCGCGCTTTTCGTCGCGGCGCACTTCATCGCAAAGTTGCTGATGAAGATCGTTCCGGAGGGGAAGTTGCGGCGCATGCTGTCGTCACCTGTTGGTCGCAAGAGATGACGGCGTAACGCGTGCGGCTGCGGCAGCAAGTTGCGTGATCGCGTTGTCTGGTAGCTGGATTCGGCCAGCCTGCGCAGCCTTAATGAGCGCCAAAGCCCGGGACGGGTCTAGCAACGCCTCTGCCAATTCCTGCTGAATTCTTGGCTCGGCGACTTGGTTGTATCCAAACTGCACCGGGCGCATCAGGGTGTTCAAGAGCGTCGATTCGCTCCACGACTCGGGCGCACCAAGAGGGCCGAGCGTCTGACGCAAAACATTCTGAGACGCCAGCCGTTGAGCGGTTGCTGAGCCTGGGCCATTTTCTGCCCGAGCAATCGCAGCCGCCCGATCCACCTCACCAGCGACGCCGCGAATCTGAGCGAGCTGGTTCGGCTCCATGAGCCCATCCAGCGAGCCGCCCAAGTCTCGCCCCGTAGCGCGCCGGATCAGCGCTTGCTCATCACTCAGCGCGCTCATCAGCGCGTTTGGCATCAGGCGCGGATTACCCATCAGGTCGGATGTCGCGGAAGTGCCGCGCTGCAGAACCTCGCCCGCCACATCCATCTGGTTGATTGGGCGGCTCATCTGTGCGTAGACGCCGCGAGCGCTTTGGTACTCTGGGCTTAGGCGCTCAATGAAGCCAACCAGTCGCTCGCGTGCCGACTCCAGCGCCCTGGCCTTGGTTTCCTGCGCAGGCGTGCCCTGCCCGCCTCGCGCCGTGGCGATCATGTCATCGAGCGCTAGTTTGACGTTGTGCAGGCCCTCGATTGATCCACTGCCGTTTGCTCGACCTACATTCAATCCAGCATTGGCCGCATTGGATCGTGCCGCCTTGGCCGCCTGTTGGATTGCCGGAGCGCGCAGCAGGTTCTGCATTTCGCGCTGCATCTGAGGCGTGATGGCGGTGCCGGCGTCAACGCCGAAAGCCTCCTGATACATCGGGCCAGCCGTGCCGGCGCGATTCGCAACAGCAAAGTCACGGCCACCATCTGAGCCCGTCAGGCCGCGAAGTGTGTTCACCCGGGCGGCGTTATTCTCTGCCTCCCGCGCTGCGAATGCTGTTGACGCCCGAGGATCGGCGGCCCTCAGGCCGCCCTGGAGCCTGGCGGCGCCAGCGGCTGCGGCTGGGTCTGCGATTTGCTCTGCCATCGTCGGTCGCGCACCCGTGATCGTCGGCGCTCCACTCAGGCCGCGAACGTCATCGGCCCCGACGCCGAACTGCTGGAGTACTCGCCCGCCGATGCGCTCGCGGCCGGCCTGGGTGAAGGGCTCAACAAGCGAGCGGGCGCCCTGATAAAGCGAGTTCAACCCGCGCCCAAGATAGATGCCACCAGCTCCAGCAGCGCCGCCAATGGCTGCATTCTTCAGCGCACTTTCTCCGCTGCTGGTCGGGGTCAAGCTGCCCTGCGCTGCTCCGATTGCGGCGGCGCCTGGTACTGTCGCAGCTCCCGGGATGGCTACAGCCGGAATTGCCGCCGCGACATTGCCTAGGATGTTGCCGACAGCTCCCGCACCAGTGGCCAGAAGCGGCGCATCAATCCGGTTCGCCTCGTCTACATCCGCCTGCGTCGGCAGACCCAGCGCACGGCCCGCCGAATCAGGCAAAACCTCACCCAGGCGCTGCCCCGCACCGCGCAGAAGACGAGGCACAGCAGACCCATATCCGGCAACGAACTTTTCAAACCCACTCATGCCCTCCGTTGGGTCAAATGGCTTTGATTCCTGAGGCTGCGCGCCGGCCTGCGCTTGAACACGAGCTAGGGCCTGCTCAGGCGTGGAGCCTTCCGGGCCAGTGACCCGGTAAACCTTGCCGTCTGGACCGGTGATTTTGAAGACTGGCATTAGCGCTCAACCTCAACCTTCCAGCCGCCGCCTTGGTCAACTTGCTGGCCGATGGGCACAAACACGTTTTCAGCATTCATGCCGCGCCGGCTGGCGATGTCTCGATAGCCAGACTGCGCACCTTCCACCTCGGATTTGTAGGAGTCAACGCGGATCTTGGCTTGCTCAAGAATTTGCTTCTTGGTGGCCTCGGTAAGCTTGCCGCCACCCATCAGGCGCTGAGCCTGGCCCTTGATCCATTCCGGGATGGCCTGGCTGTTTGCGATGGTGTCGTATTCACCCTCACGCACCACGCTGTCAGGGTCGTAAAGTTTGGCGACGCCATAGATCAGGTTGATGTCGGCCTGTGGGTTGTTGGTCTTCGAGGCCTTGACGACAGCCTGATACGCCGGGATGGCGTTCTTGTACTTCTTGACCTCGGGAAGGTCTGCGAATTCCTTGCGCAAGTCCGTCTCATCCTTGGCGCGAGCCGTGATCCGGGCTGCGTCGCGGGTGGCATTCGCCGTCTCGCGTACAGCGGCTGCGTTTGCCATGGATGCACCCACGCTGGCGCGGTTGTCGGCGCTCTGCGTGATCGGGGTATCTGCCAGCACGCGAACCTGATTCGTGACTGGATCGACGGATGTGGTCTGGCTGGTGCCGCCGAGGTTCGTGACCTTGATCTGTCCAAGCTGTTCCTTGGCCTCAAGAGTTGACCGGAATGCCTGCTCTGCAAGTTGACCAACCGCCTGCGGGTTCGATTGAACCGTCTGCCGATACTGCTGGGCCTGATCGGGCTGCAGGATGCCGTTTTGCTCAAGATACGCAATCGTGCTGATTGCGTTTTCAAGCGTCGGATTGGCACGCACGTAGCCGAAGGCTTGGCCGGCCACTTCAAGGCGCTTGCTGGCCGTCTCAAAGTCCTTGGCGCTGATCTCGCTGGCGGTCTTTTGCTGCTCTTGGATGTTCTTCTGGTAGTCCTGAGCCGCCTTCAGATTGCCGGTCTGCAAGAGCCGGTTGTAATTGGCCGTTGTGTCAGCGCCGAAGCCGCGCACAGCCTCGCGCTGCGTTGCTGCGTCATTGATGGCGCGCTCGCGGTCCTGAAAACCGAGAGCTGCCAAGCGGTTTTGATTCTGCAGCCCCTGGAGCTGCTGAACCTGCGCAGCCTCGGCCAGCGGGTTGAATGGCTCGGGCTGGCGGATCTGGGAGTAAATCGATGCGTCAATGGCCATATCGTCCTCAGCCGTACCAAGGGTCTGCGGAGCTGCCGCCCCATGGATTGCTGGTGCCGACGCCCCAATTTGCAGCGCTGGAGCCCGGCGCGTTCATGTACTGAGCGCGCTGCCAGGCGGCTAGGCCGTTGTTGATGCCGGAGCTGATGGCGTTGCCCTGAGCGATCCGGGATGCTCCCTGCGCGTTGGCATTGCTCGTGAGCAGGCCAGCCAGCGAATTAGCGCCGCCCATTTGGATGCTGCCGCTCGTGTTCGCGGCAGTCTGACCCTGGCCGGCGAGCGCCTGCAGGGGGTTCAGGGTGTTTGCGCGGTTCGCCTGAAACTCGTTGAAGGCGCGGCCGTACTCCTTGTCAAAGGTGGTTCCGGCCAAGTCTTGATTGAAGGAGGCCGCACCCTTGAGGCCGGCGCCGGAATAGAAGCCACCACCAGCCGCAGCCCTGCGATCAATTGCGTTCTGGCCTTGCTGGAGCTGAAATTGGTAGCCCGGAGTCTGGGTCAAGTCACCAGGCTTGAAGCTGAATGGAGTATTCAGCGAGCCGTAACCGGAGGCCGACGTATTCCCACCCAATCCCAGCAGTTCTTGCAGCCGGTTTGTTGCCGCATAGCCGCCCTCAAGGAAAGGCTTTTGCGCATCCAGCGCCTCTCGCTGAGCTTGCAGGGTTGCATCAGAGGCTTGACGAGTTGCGTCAGCCTGTGTGCGCGCCGCGCTCTTGGCTGCGTTTGAGCTAATAGCCGCACCAGCAATTGTAGAACCGATGATCGCAAGACCTGTTCCGATTGCCATTACAGCCTCTTCATGTAAGAGCGCTCGCTAGGGCGATAGCCCGAGCGCTGATAGACCGATTCGGCGGGGCTGTCGATGGGCAGACAGACCATGGTCAACGCAGCAGCGCCGACCGACTTACTCCAGTCCTCCAGGGCTCGCAATAGCTTGATGCCGGCCACACCACCACGGCATGCCGGATCTACCCACCAGAAAAGCTCCTGTGCGACCTTGGCGCCATTGAAGTAGGCCGGGTATGCAATCGCCGCAGCCATGCCCTTCAATGCGCCCTTCTCGGCCACCAGCAGACAGGCATCAGGGTTGTCCATGAGGCTGCGCAGCGTCTCGCGCATCTTGTCCTCGCTGTACCCAACTTCCACCACGCCAGATTCGTCATAGAAGCGCTTGCACATGACGAGGCATGCGTCCAGGTCCTCAAGCGTGGCGGTGCGGATCATGGCCTATTATCACTCAAATGTTAGTTAGTGCTCACTTACATTTACGTGATTTCACGACCACTCAGGCGCAGGGTCACCGCAGACGCCACCGAGCACACGCCCCTGATGGAGTCGCCTACTTCCAGCGTCTGGCCGACGATCTCTGGCCATGAGTAGTTCTCGCTGATGTTGACGGCCTTGTGTGCCTGCCGGTGCTCATCACCAGGCGTTCCACCAGACTGAACGATGCGCAGCGTTACGTTGCCGGCCAGCACCGCCGAGCTGTTGCACTTGTCGATGATGGTTTTCTGCGTGGCGATGAACATATCGCCCTCGACGTTGGGGATGAATGCCGATTGGCGCAGGGCCTTCGTTGTTGCGGTCATGGTGCGTTCTCCAGCGCTTCTATGCGCGAGCGAAGTTGATAGAGTTCGGCGGCCAGCGAGCTGGCCTGGTTGTCTTGCAGTTGGTCACCGACAGCGGTTGGCTGAGCGGGTGCTGGCATCGTTTCCAGCATCGAAAACAAAGCGGAAATTTCGGCGGATTGATCCGGCTGCAGCGGCGTGCCTTCTAGGCTATTCAGGCGCCCCTCCATGCCGTCCATATCGATGACTGGTGCCGTCACCCCGCCAGTCCGAACAATCAGGCCGGACAGCAGCGCGTAGGAGTTCTGCGTTAGGTTGCCGCGCTCATCAACAAACTTGCGATCAATGCGCGGGCTGCTGATGGTGTTCTCAGTTGTCATTGATCACCCCTCCGACAATCACGCGCTTGACTGGATCGCTGATGCTGATCTCAAAAACGAAATCTCGGCCATTGCCTATGGGTCGCGTAAACCTGGCGCGGTCCCGATACTCGCCAGTCTTTCCGATGGGTCGCAGCATCTCGCCGGTCCAGTTGTTGCCGCCGTCCTTCGATACGCGCAGCATCATTTGAGGGTCAGAGCCTTGACCAGCAGAGATGCCAACGCCTTGCTCGCATACGGCCTCAAAGCTGCCAATGGTCAGCATCTCCTGATTGCGCGAGACATGAGCCGACGACCTGAGGGCGCGCTGAAATGCGGTGCCGTTCTTGTAGACGCTGGGACTCAGTTCGTAGAGCTTGCCGTTTTCAAAGTCGCCAATGAGTTGCCGACCGTGCGCGTAGATCGCGCAGTTGGAGCGGTGGCGATGCCAGGCCGTGTCCCACTCCAAAAACTCGGACCAGCCTTCAGTTGTGGCGTCATAGAGCCAAGTCTTGTCGCTGGTCGGGAAGGTCAACACGTAGTAGACATGCCCATCCATGCGGAACGTGTAGCCGAAGGCGTCGGACACGGTGTATGCGGGCTCACGATTCGCGCCGACAAAGGCCGAATCCATGGCCGGCGTACTGATCGGCGTGGATTGCCCGCCTGCCGACTTGTAGACGCGCGGGCCGCCCCGAGGATCGCCGCCCAGCCAGTAAACGCCGGATTCGTCTTTGGCGACGCTGTAGGGGGCAGCGCAACCAATCTCAAGGCTTGAGCCCTCGACAGGCACAAATGGGCGCGCAGCGTCGCCGCTGTTCCAAAACACCTGAAGCGAGCCGGTTCCGAGGAAATAGACCTGCCGATTGAACGACACCATTGCAACTATGTCGTCAGGCAATCCCTCAGCAGATGCGAAGTCAATCGCGGCCCAGGTGTAGGCGTCTCCTACTGCGGAGATTTGAAAGCGCTGCGAGCCAGGCTCAGCCGCGAGCATGGTGTTATCGACGCATGCGATGTGCGTGGCGCCGTAGGGGAAATTGGCGATGCTGGTGACGGTTGCGTTGTCGGCCAGCGTCAGGCCCAGCACACCCACGCCATCAACCACGAGCATCTGCAGGCCGTTGTCAGCGATGGAGACATGCCCAGAGCTGCTAGCCAGCGTGCCGCGCTCGGTATGCGTCAGGTCTGCGTTGAGTTCGTAGAGCTTGTTTCCGACGACTACAAACGTGCGTTCCTTGGCCTTCCAGAATCCGCGCACCTCGGCGACAGGAAAGTCGTTCTTGACTTCGGTGTAGCCAGGCAGGCCGATCAGCGACACGGGCGCCTTGCCGTTCGCCATGTCCACTTCAAGGCGCAAATTGATGCAGCGCTGAGCGTTGATCAGCTTGCTGACCGACATGTAGGCCGGCCCGATCAGCTCCTTCATGTTCACGGCCAGATCCCCCAGGCCCATGCGCCGCCGTAATCAAAGCCGAAATACGGCCAGGCATGCGCGCCCTGCACAACGATCATCCCGTAGCAGAGCGTCCGCTTGGTGCCGTCAACATCAGCCGTGAGGCGATAGGCAACACGCTCGCAGTCGTCGGGCACCGTGAACTGAGAGCCGACAGGAAACGAGACGCTGGCGAGCGGCGCCGTGATGATTGCGGCGTCGGTCACGACAATGGGCGTGTCGTCGCCGTCAACGGCGTAGACGACGAGGTTGATGGTCTGCTCATCGCCGGCAAACATCCGCAGATCGCGCCGGTTGTCTCGATCAAGCGCAAGGGTGATGTCCATGTCAGAAGTCCTGCGAGCAGACCGTGCCGGAGTTCGGCAAATAGACAAAGTTCTGCACGATGCCGATCCCTTGCGCCATCCATTCGGGCTGTTGCGGCTGCACGAAGTCAGGCGCCATGAGGTAGGCCGTCATGAGCGTGTAGCCCAGATCCACATCGTCCGGGATGTTGTCCTCGGCCCAGCGAAGCAGGCCCATGCCTGACAGCACGTTGTGCGCATCCGTCACCGACTGCAGGGCGAGCGCCAGATCTTCGGCCGTTGCCGTCTCGGTGGCGCCGATGACCTTCAGCTTGCGCAATGCGCGCTCGGCGATTTCGGATTGCGTGGACATGCTTAGGCGTCCTTGCGCGGGCGGCCGGGCTTCTTGCGGGGCTGCTCTTCTTGCTCTTGCGGCTCGACGGGCTCGGCGGGTTCTTCAGCCTCGACCGGCGCGGCCTTGAAGTGCGGATGGTTCGCCAGCTTGCGTGCAGCCAGGGCGGAAACCTCGACGGCCTCGCCAAGCGGCATATCAGCGCCGTACATGTGGATGGTCTGGTGCGACTCTCCAGGGACTCCGATAAACGTGAATTTCATGATGGTTCCCAAAAGGCCCCGAGCCGAAGCCCGGGGCAAGCCTTGACGGCAGGAGAGACTTACGAGGTCTGCATCACGTAGTTCACAACCAGCGAGATGGACCCGCTAGTCGTGGGCGTCGTGGGTGCAGCCTTGATCAACACATCAATGGTGTCGTTCTCGGTCAGCAGCAGCGGCTTGGCCGTGGCCGCAGACGCCCGAGCTACACCACCAGCAACACCGATGGTCGATGCAGCGATGAAGTAGTCGGGGTCGGTGCCGTAGCCCACATCCAGCGTGACCGCAGCGGCGCCCATGGAGCTGGTCGTGATCATCACATCGGTCACAATCGCGCCCTTCGGCAGCGGCGGCGACTTGATCAGATCGTTGATCAGCAGTGCGGCGGTCCATGCGTATTCGCAGACCATGACCTTGGGGGACTGGCCATCGCCGATGCCTGCGATGGAGTACGGAGAGCCGAAGCTCTTGGTGGCGTTGAAGTCTGCCATGTCGTTGCTCCTTACAGATCCGGCTGAGCCGAAGTGAAGTGCGTGAAGACGCCGTTCTGCACGAGGTCGTCACGGTCGTTCGTGCCCTTGCCGAACATCAGCTTTTCGATGCCTCGGATTTCCATGACGCCGACGCCATTGCGGAAACCGTAGTCGCGCACATCGGTGGTGGAGCGCAGGCGGCGAGCCCATGCCACGCCAAGAGCCTGAGCGCCGCACAGGAAGCCGAAGCCGACATCCACCGTGCCGCCTGCACCAACGTCAGCCAGGATGCCGCCGACCTGGCCGATACTGGTTGCGGAGGCAGGGAACGGCAGGCCCATTTCCGGGATCTCGCGCACGATCACGCCGTCATGGATGATGTCGCCACCAGTGAACAGCGGGTTGCTCTTGCCGCGCTCCAGCGCTTCGCGACGGTTGGCAATGATCTCGGGATCGCGGCCCAAGTCACGGAACGACATCGGGTTGGCAAAGTACACATACCACTCTTCGTCACCGTTGACGCGGATCGGCTGCATGCGTGGGCGGGCAGTCTGGGCGCGACGCTTAATCATGCTGATGCTTGCGGCTGTCAGCTTGTCGTCGGTGGCGTCAACCGTGGCCAGCGCGGTAGCAACCACGTTAGACGAGGCATTCGACACCAGCGCGCCAAACTGCACGCGGTCGGCGTTGTCCACCAGCCAGGCATTGCGCTCGGCAGCGGTCGCAGATTCCCAGGGCACCATCACGCCGGCAGCGTTGGGCACACTCTTCAGTGCGGCGATGATGTCCTCGCGCCAGCGCTCCATGGCCCAAGTCTTGAGGGATGGGCGGGCGGCGGCGCGGATGTCGATGGCGCTCTTTTGTTCGTCCCACTCCGTCACCGTCACTGCATTGCGTAGCGGCGTGACGCCGACTGTCATCGAGCGCAGGTCCAGTTCGGACTCGTTGCCCTCCAGTACCGTGTTGCCGGTCACACCACCGCCCAGCGAGCGGGCTGCGGCGAAGGTCACCCGGTCGCCGGGCTTGCGGGTCAGATCCTCCTTGAGGTGGATCATCGCCATTTCGTCAGTACCTTGGTACTTCGCGAAACGGTTCGTGCGGACGTATTCGGTAAAGAATTTATCGTCCCAAATCTGGGGGGTTAGCCCAGCGCGTGCTACGGTTTCTGCCATGATGGCTCCTTAAGTTCGTTGATTGACGATTGCATCGAGAGGGGTCGGCCCAGTGAATGCCGGCGTGCTGCGGTTCGCAACGGAGCGGGCACCATTGAGCGAGGCCGGGAGGTTCAGCGCTGGGGCTTGGGACTGCTGCAGCTTCGCCATGACTTCGGCTTCGATCTTTGCGCGGTAGGCGCTCGGATCGTCACCAACTTCCTTCAGCATTGCCAGCCGCTTGCCTTCCTTGTAGGCAAAGTCCCAGGGATGGCGCTGGTTCTGAAGCGCCGCAGACAAGGCCGGGTTGGCTTTGGCTGCTTCCATGAAGACCCCGACCACTTCGTCGGCATCGGGATGCGCTTGCTTCACCAACATCTCGCTGGTGTTGAAGCGCTCGTTGATGAGCTGCTGCTGAATGCTCTGCAACGGATCGAGTTGGACACGCTCTTGCGGAGGGTTCGCAGCTTGCTCGCGCAAGTGGCGCAATTCCTCTTCAAAGCGGATTGCCTTCTCTTTCCAGTCCTGTCGCCCCTTGCGCTCTGCTTCCAGTGCGGCCAAGGGAACATGCGACTCGTTCTGTGGTGCTGCCGGCGCACCTTGATCATCCTGAGGAGCGTCTTGCGGCGCGTCCTGCGGTTGATCTGCGGCCATCCCTTGCTCTTCAGCTTGCGGGTTCAGAATGTCATCCATGTCTATCTCCTAACGCCCGATACGCCCGGCTTCAGCGAACGCCCGGAAACCTCGGCGGCAGGTGCTGACTAGCAGCGGTTGGGGGTTGATGAATGCGATGTGCTCGCGGAGGGGATGGGAATCAGAAGCTCACGATGGCGTACTCGGTCAGCGTGACCGATGCGGCGCCGCGCGTGAAGCTCGCGGTGGTTGAGGACTCGCCCAGGCGCGTGACGGTGGCCGTGCCGGGCGTGCCCCAGTTGAAAACCAGCGTCGTCGTCTGCGCGGCCGGCGTGCCGTCCACATTGACCGCGTAGTTGTGCAGGTGCACGGCGTACCGGCCGGTGGTCGCGTTGTAGCGGCAGGTGGCGCGCACGTTGGGGTTTGTCGAGCGCACGGGGCTGTGACCCACCGCCTCATCAGCGGCCTTGGCGTCCCAGGGGCGGCAGCGGGCACCGGCCAGGCGGCCGAGATGTCCGTAGTATTCGCTGTCGTCCTGCACCCTCAGAATCAGCGGCGCGGTCGTCTCGACGGTGCGCGAGGGGTCGGTGGGCAACAGACCCTCGCTGCTGCCGACGATCAGGAAGTGATAGTCCACATCCCGGCGCCACAACTCGGCCAAGCGGCCCATCAGGGCGTAGAAGCGCGGGCCCTGTGCGCCCGCATAGAAGGGCCACGAGTCGGCATGAACGGCCACAAAGACCGCCGCGCACTTTTCATAACCGTCGATCAGCGAGGCATTGGCCTTTATGAAATCGAAGCAATCCTTGAAGTTCGCCCGGTTACCCCACCAGCGATAGCCGTCAATCGCAGTGCCCTGCGATTTCTCGTCGTTCGTGGTCAGGAACACGTCGATGGGCACGATCGGGCTTGCGCCCTCCATCACCGACTGCATGATGGACTGACGCAGCAACTGTGTGACGACGCGCGCGGGCGCAGTGTTGGGCGCCGTTGGCTTGTGCTCGAAGAAAGCGCGCAGGCCAACGTAATCACACATGACAGCGTTCATGTGCTGGCGCGCGCACTGCGACTCGCGAGCAGCTAGGAATGCGGCGCTACCCACAGTGTGACTCGACAGGTCCACCCAATACGGCGGGCTCGTCTCGGCCACCGCGAGGTCAAAAAGACTGCGCCGGCCGATCCAGCTCAGCAGCTCCATTGGGCTGAAGTTGAAGGCGTTGAAGCTGAACGGCTTGCCGGCCAGTTGGGTGCGGATGGCCTGGCAGTAGCTGGCGTGATCGTCCCGCAGGAAGCGGCTGTGCCACGTCATGATCGCCCGAAGCGTGCCGTTGTTCTGTAGTGTGGTGCGGAAACGGTAGTTATCAACCAACGTGCCGTTGTCCTGCCCCGGCGTGAACATCACGGTTGAATAGTTGGCCTTGAGGTGCGCTAACAGGTCAAAGCCGGTCGGGTCAGACGGCAGGCCCAGAGCCGTGCGCTGGGCGCTGGTGGTGTTGGCCGCCAGCCAGACGGCAAAGCCGGCGATGGCGGTTGCGCTGAAGTCGCAGCCCTGCCCCACGTTGTCATACGCCGTCGTGATGCCAGGCCAGTGCGAATAGGCCGCTCCTGCGCGCGGGTCATCCATGTGAATGCCAATGCAGCCAGTGGACACCTGGGAGGCGATGGTTGCGAGCTTGGGCGTCTGCGTGTTGGTCACATCGGCCGCAGGCATGTAGTCGATGCTGACGCTTATGCGCGAGGCCGAGGGCGTCTGAGGCAGGCCGCCCACAAGCGGCCGAGTCGGTGCGCTGCCGGCGCTCCAGTCGCTGCCCCCCGCGTCTTTCATGAACGGTCCTGTGCTCGGGTTCACGGCGCGCGTGTTTGTCGTGCCTTGGATCGGAATACCGGCTGCTACAAACTCGCCGACGAACTGCTCGGGGCTGGCAAAACCCAGCGAGGCGGCCTGATCGGTGTAGCTCCATAGCGCTACCGTGGCGCCCCATGCCTGCGCCTCGACGACGCTGCGCTCGGGCGTGATGGTGTTAGTCACTCCATCGGTGCCGATGGTCTGCCCGCCCTTGCCCGTGACCGTGCCGTCGCGCGGGAAGCGCGGGCTGATGGCCACGGCTGAGCGCGACAGATAGGCCGGCAGCGGCGCATAGACCGGCGCAAAAGACAGAGCTGTGGATAGATTGCTCACACGGCTGCTTTCAGGGAGTGGGCAAACACGTTTGTGCCAGTCGGGAGGTGCATGCGAAGAGCCGACAGACTCACACCGTGCAGGGCTAGGTCGATCAGGTAGGTGCCGGGCGGCACCAGATCACCGGTCGTACTGGTCACAGCTGTGCCGTCGAAATAGACCCGCATCGGGCCGGCGCCAAGCACTTGCAGCAAGACGGCGTTGTAGCCGGCAGGAAAGCGGGCGGCGTCGGTAAAAGCGAACTGCTGCGAGCCGCCAGCCCCGATGAGCAGAGAGTTCGTCAGAGACGCCAGCAGGTACGGAAAGCCCGACGCCTGGCTGATGAATCGGCCCTGGATGCGCGCCGATGCCTTACCAGTGGCGACGCGCAGGGTCGGCGCGGTGCCAATGGCCGTGCAGGGGATGATGATCTTGCCGCCCGAGGCCGCCCAGCGCACCGCAGCCAGGTTGGCCGTGATGTTTGTGGCGAAGACGCCCGTGGCGCCGAGCTGACCGGCCACGGTTGTGGCAAAGATGTAGTCATCGGACGCGTTGCCGTTGACCCACATTTCAATGGCTACGGCATCGGTCGGGACGGTGCCGAGGGTCGGAACGACGGCATTGCCGGTGCCCGAGGCGTCGGCCGCGAAGTCGAACGTAGCACCGCTGTATTTCCAGGGCGTGAGCGGGCTGCCGATGCTGTATCCCTGATTGTTGGGCAGCAGGTTCTGCAGCGAGCGGTTCGGCGAGGCGATTGCGATAGAGCCCATGATTACCTCTGCACCAAAAGAGAAACGGTGCCCGTGCCGCTGGAGCGGCGCAGGCGGTATTGAGCGGCGCCATTGAGGGCGACCTGATCGCGCAACACCTGGGAGATGGTGTCCGCAGTGATCGTGGCGGCCGTGCTGACAACGCCGTCCTTGTCCTTGACCTCGACCAGCACGGTGGTCGTGCCGCCTGCGGTCAGGATGGCCTGCACACCCAGCACAGCCGGAGAGCCGGCCCATTCGGTGCCGGCGTCGGTGGCGTCGAAATTCCCGCCCCCTGACACCAGGGAGCGAGCCGCCGACAAGTCCAGCAATTCCCGGCCGTCCGCCAGGAGCAAATCAGTCCCGCCACTGCTGGATATGGATGTGGGGCCGCTCAACTCGGTAGGCACGGGGTCAACCCATGTCACGCCGGCCGCCGTATTCGTGTCGGCTTGGCCGGTGCTCAGTAACTCGGCCTCAATGGCTGCGCCGCCGCTGAAGTTTGTGTTTGGCGGGAACTTGCCGTATTGAACTCGCAGGCGAACGGTCATGATGGGGCCTTACTGGTAGATGGGTTGCTGTGGCGTGAGCGCCTGGATGCCGGCGATTTGCGTATCGACCTCGATCTGTCGGGTCTGTGCGGCGGCCTTCTGGGCTTCGGCCTGCTTCTTGGCGATGTCGGCCTCAGCCTCGGCGCGGCCAAGCTGCTTGGCCTCTTCCATGGCCTGCTGCTGGCTCTGCTGCATCTGCTCGCGGCGCTTTTCGATCTCGTCCAAGATCGTGTCTTTGTTGCGCAGCGAGCTGGCTTTGATGATTGCCGTGAAGGGGATTTCTTGCTGACCTTGGGGCGTGCCGGCAAGCTCGGCCAGCAGCTGGAATTGCTCGCCCTGCAGCGTGGCGACATCCGGGCCATCGTCAACGATGATGTCAACATCAAGGCCTGATACGCCGTTCTCCACCTCGATGACTTGCTGCAAGCGCGGGTCGCCCGGCTGCAGTTGAAGCTGCTGGATCAGCGCCTGCTGCTCTTGAGGCTGAAGCTGGCTGATCTTGTCTTGCAGGGTCACGGGCTTGTTTAGGCCCACCCACTTCATGTTCCGGTCATCGTCGGTCACGCGTACCCACTTCTCGCCGGTCCAGAACTGGCGCACGCGCATCCACATGGCTTCGTAGACCTGATGTGTCCACTCGCGCAGGCCGTCCGTCTGCGGCTCAAGCTCTGTCGCGCCTGCCTGGATCTTCGTCTGGAGGGCAACGCCTGATTGGGCGCGCTCATCCTTGCCCTGAAGTGCCGAATTGGCGCCCGTGGCGTTCATCGACGCAAGCGCCTGATCCAGCATCAAGACCTGACCCTGCGCCATGTCGCCTGTAGGGATCACGCCGAAGTCTTTACCGAACTCGGCCGCGTCGTTGATCTGCACATGCCCGTCAGGCTTTGCCATCTCGGCCTTTGCGGCCTTGACATCAACGATGGCGCGCTTGTTGCCGAATGTCTGGCGCTGGCTCATCAAGTGCAGCGCCTTGCTGCGACGCTTGTTGATCTCGTCTTGCAGCGGGATCAGGTCTTTGCAGTGGCCGTAGCGGTCGTTCTCGCGGTCGATGTAGCCCGAGCGGGCGATGATCGGGCAGGCCGAGCGGCCCCATTTGTCTTGATACGGACTCACCACCGGGTCAACGAGAAAGCCGCCCTTGGTGAACGTAGCAACCCACCATTCGCCGTCTTGGTAGTAGTGGATCTGCACCACCCGGACGCGCTTGCGCTTGCTATCGCACCATGTGTATTTGGGGCGGTCATCGTAGGTTTCGCCCTGGACACCGATGATCATCGTGGTGTCAATGGCGTCTTCACGGCCCGGGTAATCGCGCTTAGCCTGCGAAGCATCAAGCCAGATGACGATGCCCTTGTAGATGGCATCCTCGAAATCCAGCATGCGCGAATGCGGATCGTAGAAAAAGCGGTCCCAAGGGACGCGCTTCACCATGACCATCAAGTCGCCGCCAGGCTTTTCCTCAACCACCACTTCGGCGGCGCCTGTGCCCTCGACCAAGATGTCGTTGAACACCTCTGAGCGGATGGCGTTGAAGCGGTTCTGATCCGCCACATACCGCAGCGAGTCCGTCGCGGCCTCTGCGGTCTTCTCGTCCTGCGGGTTGCGCGGGAAAGCCTTCGGGTCCGTGCGTGTGCGCCGCTCCAGGCCGCACAGGCTGTCGATCTTGCGCCGAATGTGGTTGTCGTACACCGGGGCCTGGCCGCGCTTCTTGAGCGCCGCTATCTCGGCAGCGGTGTACTGATAACCATCGTAGTAGTTGCGGCAGTTCTCCGCGACTTGACGGGACTGCTGGGTCATGTCCTCCGATTCCTCGAAGTACTGGACCAGCATGCGCAGCTCATCCTCCAGAGACGGCGAAGCGCTCGCAGTGGCCTGCGATGCGCTGTAAGTTAGTGCCTGCTCCGCCATGCGCGAAGTATAGCGGGGCATTCAGCGAAAGCAAGTGCTTACTAACTTAGCTTCCAGTTGTCCTCTTCTTCCTCGTCCCGGTTGAATGCGCGGTCCCAGGAATCGCCCTGCTTCTTGGCCTCGATCAAGGGCACGATGGCCGGGTGAGCGTCAGCGATGGCGCGGCCGATGATTGAGGCGGCGTCCACCTCGTCGTCGTTCGCAGCGCCGGGGAAACCCACGTACTGGTTGATGATGTCGTCACCCTCGGGGCCTTCTGGAATCCACACGCGACCAGATGCGGCCATGCCCTGGAAAGCCTGGGCCTTGGTGGGCTTGTCGTTGCCGTGAGGGCTGATGGGCTCGACGCGGACATAGACGCCCTCTTCGATCATCTGGCGCTCCATGAACCCGGCCGCTGATTTCCAATTGTTGTCAGCCTCTGGGAACCATGCGTATGGGTTGTGCCGGCGTAGTAGCCCCTCTATGACGGGATCACCGCGCTTGAGCCGCCCGCGCTCGGCCTGCTTCTTGTTGCCGACGATCTTGTCGGCCACGGCATTCATGGTGCATTGCTGGCGGAAACCATCGAGCATCCATAGGTCGCCGACAGGATCAACACCCCAAACCCGGGCGCAGTTGAAATCGTTCGTTTCCGCACCGCCTGGCGCGTGGTCGGTCGTGAGGTACTTGTTCAGGTGCGGCGGCAGCATCGCCGGGGTGTAGCGCTTGAACCATTCGCGCTTGAAGAACGTGCCTTCCTGGGCGCGTGGCTTCTGTTGATAGAGGCTCGTCCATGTGCGCGTGCTGGTCATGAACGGTCGCCAGTGGTCCATGGGGTCGCCAGTCGCGGCGCCAAACCACTCAGGCCATAGGCTCTCGCCCAGCTTGCGCCCTAGCGGGTCGTCCGTGCGGTCGGCAATGGCAGGCAAGCAGATCACGTACCACCTGCGCCCGTCGCGTCCATCGAACCAGCCAGATTGCCCATCCCAGCCCTCGGGAAGGATGCGGCCCGCTGGGTCTTTCTCGTGCCAGCGCGTCAGCACCATGACCTGTGGCGCCCCAGGGATCAGGCGCGAACAGAAGTCGTCAATGTAGGCGCTCCATGTGGCGTCTCGGATCGTCTCGGACTCGGCCTCTTTGCGGCCCTTGATGGGGTCGTCCAAGATGCCCAGCGCCGCACGATTGCCAGTGAGGCCAGACAGGATGCCGCCCGCCATGAACTCGGAGCCGTTCTCAAGCGTCCACTGATGCACGGCCTTGTTGTCCGACCGCAGGCCCATCCCCATCAGGTTGCCGTAGCTCTTGGAGTTGATGAGCTGCCGAGCCCTGCGCCCCTGCTTTTCGGCGATCTCGCTTGCATAGCTGGCCAGGATCACATGCCGGCGCTTCTTGCGCGACATGAACCACGGCACAAACACCACATCCACATACGTGCTCTTGGCGCTGCCTGGCGGCATCAGCACCATCAGATTGGGGATCGTGCCATCCTCGATGCCCTGCAGCTTGTCGCACAGGAATTCGTGGTGATGGGCCAGCGAGCCAAGCCGCATGACGCTGAAGCGGTCCTCTTCCGATTCCTCGGTAAGCGGCACCGTAGGGATGTCAACCAGCGTGGCGAAGTCCTTCAGGCTCGACTTGGCGAGCTGCTGGCGGGCTGCGATGACGACCGAATCGGGGATGTCTTGAGGGATCACTTCTTCACAGCAAGTAGGTGCTGAATCCGCTGATTTGCAGTGATCTCAAGGCCGCGATGATCAATTGTAATTGGCCAGACATTCAGAATCGGAACCCCGTCGCAGTAGTAGGTTGAAAACTTCCGGCCCGGTCCAGTGGTCGAGATAAGGCGCCCAGCAAGCCCATTAGCATCCCACCCCGGACCCAAGTGAACGTCCAAGGCAGCAGAGATTGCTTCATCAAGCTTTTTCGCCATAACGCCGCCGAGCTTTCGCATTCTCTGCTCAATGGGATCAACCTTCAGTTGCTCGGCAGTACGAACGTCATCAAAGCAAGAGAACAACGGTTCTTTGCCGTAGATCTTCACATCCTCATCGGGCTTGAGAATCAAGGACTCAAAGTCTTTGTTTAGCTTTTCATACGTGCGCTTGTCCATCACTACTCCTTCAAAGGCTTAGATGCTAGCGCCCTTAGCTGCTCGGGGCTCATCTGGGCTAGGGCTGCGATCACATCAGGGCCTGCAGCAGACGCAAGCGGTGCCCCACCCTTGCCTGTCACCTCAACCTTGTCGGTGAACATGCCTGCAAACCGACCCAACAGTTCCAGCGCCTTCACCTTGTCGTGAGTCTTGAGGGACAGCGAGCCGCCCGCCGAGCTGATCGTCTCTTTCACCTCGGCAACCTGGGCCGCCTGTTCGTCCGTCAGCTCCTCGGAGTCCTTCAGCTTCACTCCGTTCGGACCCCAGGACATGACCGCTCGCTTGTTACCGAACGCGATCAACGCCAACTCCTTGACGATTCGCTCAACAGTGATTTCGTTCGCCTTAGCAGCTTTCGTGCCAAGTTCTTCGACCCTTGACCGAACATTGACATTCGACGCCAGCACGGAAGCCTTTTGCCAAACGCTCTCGTCCTTCCATTTGAGCGAGGCCGGGTAGGCGATCCGATATGCCGCCGCTTGGGTTTCGCCAGCCGCTATAGCGAGGGCGAAGGCTTCTTGTTTTGGTGTGAGGTTCATGTGCTTTCCTTCTTCAGCGCATTGGCTCGCGCCCTGTATTCGTCCCTGATGGCCCGAAGGCCGTCGCGGGTCCATTTGTTTGTGTCGTTGCGCGTCTCTAGTGCCTCGACTCGTTCACGCCCAATGCGTCGAATGAGGCCAAGGCGGTAATCAACTGCGCGGCCAGCTCCGTAGCGGTTGCAGTCGGATCGCTGGGCGTGGCAGTTGTCCTCGTCAAAGCGAAGGTGATCAGCACTCCCTGTGCTTCGATAGTGGCCAGCATCCACGGCCCCACCGATCCGCTCGAACTCAAGAGGTCTATCGCAGCAGATGCAGGCGAATCCGGCCCGGCGATCTCTGGCTCGAATGAATCGGTTGAACTCACGCTGCGCCTCTTTCTTGAGTTGGGGGATGGTCTTCAGGGCTTCCAGTTCGGCCTTGGTCTGCTTGCGGTCTTCCGCTGCCGCCTTGGATTCCTTCTTTGCGATCAGCTTGGCAGCAAGCTTCACTCCACACTCGGGGCTGCACCACGACTGGATGCTTCGCATTGGGGTGTATTCGCTCCCGCAGACCTTGCACTTGCGTGTGTTGCGGACCTTGACCGTAGCCCTGGCCGGTCCAGAGGCGCGGAGGGGCTGGCTGCGCTTCATGGGGGCACTCCGATTCAGTTTCGTTCGCTTCACAGCGTGCAACCCTCGTGCAACTTGCGCTTCGCTTCAACATAAGCGCTAGCTGCGGCCTCCCGGCGCCGGGGCAATGTCAGTGGGTGGTGGGTCATGGGTGTACCGGCAGGGGCTTAGATTTGGACGGTGACGATGCGACCGGCCGGCAGTTTGTCGCCCAGCAGTCGCCTTGCTTTTACCCAAGGGCACCCGGCCTCGTGGTCTTCCAGATAGCGGCCGGCGTAGCCATAGCTCGCCCCAGGTGGCGTGCCGCCGCAATGAATGCACCCACCCAGCTCGTCTTGGTTGATCGGATCTTCGGGCGCAAGTTGCGCCAGCAGCTTTTTAGGTGTCATGGTGTCGGCAAAGTATTGGATTCAGGCTGCCGACATTACCGACAGGTCGATGTGGCCAGCGCCGGCCTGGCCGTGCCACCCGGGCCAGCAGATCGGCATGCTGGTGGCGATGCGACCGGCCGGCTTGCGCTCCCAGTCATACCGGCCCTGCCGCGTTATGCCGCAGGCGGCATGAGCGACTGCGTGCGCCAGGGTGTCGGGGTCCGACGCGCCCTCGCGCCAAGGCACGGCTACCAGGTCCAGATCACGGCGGCAGGAGCCATGCAGGCCGATGGCGTAACCGTGGGCCTGGGCCGCCACGCGGATGGCCGGCAGGCGCGACAGGAAGAAGCGCTGCAGATCGTCCACCGTGGCAGCCTGGAACCACTCCCCGGGCTGGTAGCTGATGAGCGCCGCCGACGGTGAGGCGCCAAGGCACTCCTGCGCAAACTGCAGCATGTCACGGTCCATCTTGGTGGCGTAGTCGGGTTGCCAGGTGCGCGCGATCTCCAACACGGCCCGCAGGTGCTGCTCCAGCAGCTCGATGTAACGCCTGTCGTCGTGGTGCCAACTGTCGAAAAGGTCCAGCCGCGTCCGCATCTCTTCGACGGACTCGACCTCTCGCTCGGTGGTGTCGGTGTTCATAGGCTCGCGGAAAGTATTGAATTGATGGTTTTGATCGGTCATTGCGTGGCCCTCCCCTCAGCCCTGGCGCTGGCCTCTTGTGATCGCCAGACCTCGATAGCGGCCTGGCAGCTCACCATGCGCCAACGGGCCAGTTCCTCAGCCTCTACGGCATCGCGCAGGGCTTCCAGCAGGGCCTGATACTCAGGATCTGCGTAGGCCTCTGTTTCCTGGGCGGCGCTGGTCTTGATGCCATCGACGCCGGCCTGCTTCATCAGCAGCGCCTTCTTGCTCTTGCGGAATTCTTCGAGGTAGATCCGCGCGGCCTTGGCTTTAGCGTGTGCAGGCGCGAACCTCCACAGCTCTTCCACTGCACTTTGCGGGTTGATGGGTCGCTCGCTCACGACACCCCCACCAGATAGGCCAGCAGCACATACAGCGCGCCGGCTGCGATCCAGCGGCGGCCCTGGTATAGCTCGTGGGCGATGTAGCCGGCGATGACGAGGAGGGTTCTCATGCAAAGGCCCTCGCTGCGCAGCTGGTGGCCTCGAATGCGTACTGGCCCGGCTTGAGAGCGCCGAAGCCGCCCGTGATCTCGGCCGGGTCAACCGCATAGCGATGCCGGCCGCTGAAGCCGCCCGCGTCAACCACCTTGGCCTTGTCCTCCTCGGTCAGCTCGTAGCCGCTGCGATTGCTGGCCCTGAGGTCGGCCTCGCGTTCCTCGGCTCGCCTCAACGCCTCCAGGCTCTGCGCGTGCCCAATTTGCCGCAAGCTGGGGCCTCGTGGCTTGGCCTCCTTCTGGGCGGGGGTACGGCTCGATTTGATTTGCTTTACTGCGAGCGCATAAGCCTCGGCGCGCGGCGCTGTGTCAAAGAATCGCACCTCCTTGTGACTGATCGTGGCTCGATGGATGGACTTGATCGAGTCGGCCATATAGCCGGCGCGGTTGGCCACCTTCTGAGGATGGAAGCCTTTAAGCTCATTGGCCCTGAGGCCTTCTGGCCGCTTGACAGCTTCAAGAATCGCTTGAGTGAGTCCGATATTTGCCATGGCTGGTCCTCAGAAGGGGATGTCGTCGTCCATTTCATCGAACCCGGTGCCGGTCGATGCCGCAACGGGGCGGTTTTTCGGGCCGCCAACGCGATCCCCGTGAGTGCGGGCGGCAGGGGTGGCGGGGCGGTCGTTGCGAGGCTCCTGCGCCGCTTGAGGCTGCTTGTCCTTGCGCTTGACCGACACGCTCAGGAACTGCCTCCCGCTTTCGCTGGTCTTGAGCCAGCCATCAAGGAAATACTCAACGCCATCCACGTTCAGCGTGCCGGTGCGATCCGGCTGGGTGTCTTTTTCCTTTCGGTCGTTGACAAAAAGGACGCCTCTGTTTGTGTTGTCGTAAGCCATCAAGGCCTCCAGGTGAATGCGCTGTTTGCGCAAGTTGCGGGCTGGTACTGCTTGGCCGGGTCTGCTGCGACCCTCAGCCATGTATTGCCGATCTGCTGGGCGCGGTCGTCCCGCTCCAGGTCGATCAGCACGGAAAGGATTCGCTGGGCGGTGACGGGCCGGGTGATCGTGCTGGCGAGCATTGCGATCTCAAACGTGTCACGCGGCTTGCCGATCAGGGTCAGCACGCGGCGGCGTAGGTTGCAGCTCATTCAAAACCTCCTTGACGCTTTTTCGTCGTTTGGAATTCATCAATGCTCTGGGTGGACTCGGTCCATGTCTGGGTGGCGCCGTGCAGGTTCAGGACCACAGCCCCGCGCTCGCCGTCGCGGTTCTTTGCGATGTCCAGGCCGATGGGGCGGATCTGTGCCGAGTCGTCGGTCTCCAGGGGCCACAGGAACGCGATCACGTCCGCGTCTTGCTCGATCTCGCCGGAGTCACGCAGATCGCTCATCTGCGGCCGGCGGCCGGGCCGCGCGTCAACGGCGCGATTGAGCTGAGACAGCGCAATGACGGCCATGCCCAGCTCTTTCGCGAGCCGCTTCAGCGCCCGGCTGATCGCCCCGACCTGCTGGGTCCGGTTGTCGCCCTCGCCTTCGCTGAGCTGGATGTAGTCAAGCACCAGCAGTTTCAGGCCCTTGACGGATCGAGCCTTGGCGCCGATGGCCTGGGGCGTCAGCGCCGGCTCGTCGTCAACATGCAGGCACAGGCGGCCGAGTTTGTCGATCCCATCGCTAACGCGGCTCCACTCGTCATCGGACAGCTTGCCGGTCTTGATGTGGCCCATGCTCACGGCCGACTCCGACGACAGCGCGCGCCTGGCGATGGCAACGTCCGGCATTTCCTGGCTCAGGATCAGTGCCGGGTGATCGTCGGACGCGAACCGCTTGGCGATCTGCAGCGACAGGCTTGTCTTGCCGACTGACGGCCGGGCGGCAAGGATCACGACATCGCCGGCGCGAAGCCCGCCAGACAGCCGACTATCCAGCCCTGGGATACCAGTGCGCCAGAACTCCTCACCGCCGTCCGCCGCATCGTTGATCGCGTCGATAACCCGGCAAAGGATGTCCTGCATCAAGCGCGGGCCCTTGCGACTGTTCATCGCATCGGCCCCTGAGAACAGGCCCGCGATAATGTCTGCCTTCTCGCTCAGGGTCTTGTCGCTGGCTGCGATCTCGTGGACCTGGTCTGCCTTCGCCACCAGACCGCGCAGGATTGCCCGCTCGCGGACGATCTCCGCGTAGCGCCGGATGTTCCTGGCGCCCGGCACGCTGCCGGCCAGCTCGTTCAGGTAGGTCAGGCTTCCGTTCTCGTCCTCGTCGCCAGTCCGGCGCAGCTCCTCCAGCACGGTGACGACATCCGCCGGCTTCATGGAGTTGATAAGGCGCCCGATGGCATCGAAGATCAGCCGATGCTCGCGCCGTGAGAAGTCGTCAGCCTTCAGCAGGTCGGCGACTCGATCCCATGCGCTGTTGTCGACCAGCAGCGCGCCGAGGATGCTCTGCTCGGCCTCGATGGAAATGAAGGGCTGTGCGTCTCTCATGCGGTATCCGCCGTCTTCTCAATCACGTGTCGTTTGCCCTTCTCGGTCAGGAGAAAGTCGAAGTCGCAGCGCCAGTTGTCATGCCCCTGGCCTGCGCTGCGCCGGCCCATGAGGAAGTCGTTCGACTTGGCGCGCTCGAAGTAGTTGCCGATCCAGGTCAGCGCCTGGTCTGCCGTCTGGGCTCGCGGGCTTCCGTCCGATTTCTTGGAGGTCAGCACCCAGCGCCAGAATCCACGCATGGCCTTCTGCCTTGAGTCGGACATGACCTTGACGGCAGGCAGCTCGGGCAGCGCTTCGTGGTACAGCCTCACGATGTCGTCATGAGGACAGTTCGGCAGCTGCGGGTCGGCCTGCCGACGAGAACCGTTAGGTTCTCCTGTATTACTCTTCTCTTTCTCTTTCTCTAGCTCCGCAAGACGGCGCTTTTCGTCCTCTTCATGTCCGGCATCTGTCCGCGAAATGTCCGCATCGCATGCGGACACGTTGCGCCCATTGGCCTTACGCTGAGCCTCCGTGCAGCGCCGCTTTGCGGACGTGCCGTTGTGCTCCTCGAACTTCACGATGACGATGCCGCCTTCAACTTCGGTCAGCCAGCCGATTTCAAGCAGAGCTGCGGCGAAACCTGGCAGCGCGGTCTTGCGGTCGATCTGGCGAAGGGTGAGCCCGGGCATAAAGCCGTCCGCGCTATGCTGGTCGGCGGTGGCCCAGAGCCAGTACAGGGCGCCGATCACCGGGCCTTCGCTGCTGTCCGTGAGATCGACGAGCCGGCCGACCCGGGGGTCATCCCACAGATTGCCGCGCATCTTGATCCAGTCGCCCGCCATCACAGCCCCATTTCTGCCGCAATGGCTGCGTGCGCTGCGTCGATCTGAGCGACGCTTGCGCCCGGGTGGCTACCGACCCATTCGGCCTTGCGTTTCAGCAGCTCAGACAAGGCGTCGGGGCCTCCCTTGCGGTCGTGTGGCTCGGGTTCTTGACCCAGCAGCAGCTCCCCGCCCCAATGCGGCAGCTTCGGCGGCATGTAGTCCTTGGTCTGGAGCTTTCCGTTGATCTCCACGATGCCGGGGGCTACCTGGCGCGCGGGAGCTGGTGGCGGTGCTGGCTTGGTGGCCTTGGTGCCGGTTAGGTCAAGGGGCTTGTCTTGAGCTTCGGGGGTGGTGCGCATGTCAGGCCTCCAGCAGGCTTGTTTGCTGAGCCGGCGTGGCGGGCTCTGGTGTGAATAGGGTTGCTTGACGCTGGGCCTCTTCGATGCGGCGACAGGCAATGTCGAAGTGCTCCGGGTCTTTCTCGATGCCTACAAACCGCAAGCCCGCCTGCATGGCCGCTACGCCGGTCGTTCCGCTGCCCATGAAAACATCGCGGACGACGCCGACACGCGGCAGCAGCGACAGACACCAGACCATCAGCGACAGCGGCTTCTGCGTTGGGTGCTGCTTGTCCGGCGTGCCGCGTGTTGCGCTCTCGCGGAACAGTGCGGCCGGTCGGCTCAAGTTTGTCCAAGCCAGTTCGGCCTGCGAGAAATTGGGCCAGGGCTGTTCCTTGTCCCAGACCAAGACGCCGCGCGCTGGAGGAAGCGGAAAGTAGTTGCCACCCCAGATGATTTGCCACTTCGAGGACTCGCGCAGTAGGTCGAAAAACTCCGGCGGCGGCGCAACGTCCCAGCGCACATCGGACGTGTTCAGTAGCCGGTTCTTCAGCGTTCCCGAACCATGCTGACGCGGCGACTTGCACACCTCAGAGGCTGACCCATCCCTGGCTATATTCAAGATGCCATAAGGAGGATCAGTAACATCCGCATCAACGTTCTGCAGGCCCGGCAACAAGTCAAGGCAATCGCCCCTATACAGCGTTGCATTGCCGATTACGACTTTCTCAAAGCTCATGCTGCGGTCCTAGATCAGCTCCAGCTGCGCACGCGGCAGCCGGACGGGATTGATGGGGTATTGCTTAATCTTGATCATGTCTTTGCCTTTTTGAACCACTCCGGGCGGATCTGCATGAGCTGCAACACGCGCTTAGGCGGCAACCCCTGGCGGCGATAGTTCTGCACAGCCTGGCGCTTTACGCCTAGTATCTTCGCAAGTTGAGATACTGATCCTGCGCTTTCAATGGCTTGATTTGCTGTCATGCTTTTATTGTGCATGACAATCTGCGGCTGCGGTGCAATCTCCTACTGTTCGCTGTGGTTATTGGCAATCTCTGCTTGCGTATGCGTTTTGGTTCTGGCACAGTAGCTCCATCGCACCAAACAAGGAGCAGACGATGGAAGCCACCTACAACGCACAAGCAGCCGCAGACAAGGAGGCGCGCCGCTTGGTTCGGATTGCCTACGCTAACGGCGGGACTGTCTCTTTCAGCCTGCGCCGGCTGCTGGAACTCAAGCTGAGCCTCAAGGTTGTTCGCGCAGTCCATCGCGCTGGGGTGGCAGCATGACCCGCACCCACATCATCAAGACCGCCTACATGCCTCTCGGCAAGGCTTCGGTCAATGTCGAATATGAGCTGGTAGACGACGAGGCGCAGGTGCTCAACGTCTACATCAACGGCATGTGGACCGACCCGCAGGACTGGATTGCGCCCTCGGTGTTCGACGGCTGGCAGGAAGAGCTGACCCGAGGCCACCGCGAGGACATGGCGCGCTTGCACGCGGATGGCCGAGCCTTTCTCAAGCGCGTTCAGGAAGGCCAGGGCGCTTGGATTCTCGGCGCTGAGCAGGCCCGAGCAATGGACGAGACGGCCGGCATTGTGGGAGAGGCAGCATGAGCGCGGTTAAGCGCTTTCAAGGGCCCTGGATCGTCGGACATGAGGACGATTCCGACTTTTGCCTCATCGGCACAGATTCCGGCAATGGGCTTGTCGTCCATCCGGTGATTCGGACTCATGACGAAGAGTTGGCCCGCCTGATCGCCGCCGCGCCGGAGTTGTTGGAGGCGCTGCAGGCCGAGCAGGAATGGCGCGAGCGCGAAGCGGATGGCGCGCTTGATCCCGAGTGGGACTATGAGCGGATGGTCGGCGACAAGCGCCGCGCCGCCATCGCCAAAGCCGGGAGCCAGCCATGACCGCCCGCGAGTACCCACGCATCGTGGACGCCACCCACAAGCCCAAGTGGGCCAAGCTGCGCATCCAGCACCCAAAGAATGCGCCGGACTGGACATGCTGCTGCTGCCCTGCCCCGGCAACCCATTCTGTCTACGTCCAGGTTGACTGGTTCCGTGGCAACGACGAAGGCCCATTCAAGGCATGTAAGACGCACAAGGGCGACGCGTTGGCTCTCTTGGCTGCGCCGTCTCGCGCTTCACTTCATGCCCGCCGCCTCGAATTGAAGAAGAAGGTAGGTGCAGCATGACAGACCACCCCATCCCCGCCCCTTCCATGTGGGGCAAGACAACGGCTCAGAAGCTGACCGAGGCTGATCTGGACCAGACGATTGCCGAGCGCCGGGCCTTCGTCCCGCTCGGTTGCGATCAACAAGGGCGGCTGGTCCCCACGGCGGCGCGGCGTCAGCTGGCATATGAGGACAGCACCGGCATGTGCGACACCTGCCCCGGAGAGCTGGACATGCCCGAGGCTGTCTATCAAGCCGAGCCGGATGGACCGCCTCCGATGCCTTGGCGCGACCTGGGCCTGATGGCTGCTGTGGTTGTCGTGGCTCTGGTGTCGGCTCACTTCTGGGCGGCGCCGTGAAGCTCGACCAGACCGCCGAAGAGGCCGTGAGCATCCTGGCGTCGGCCATGGGCCTGACTGCCGCAATCCTTCTTGCAGCGGCTGCGGCCCTGCTGATTTGACTGGAGATTTTTGTGAAGCGAGTTACCGAATTCCTGTCGGTGTGGCGCCTGTACCGTAAGTACCACAACCCGATTTATGCCGCTCGCCTTGCCTATGGCATTGCGTTCCGTAGCCTGCCTTTCTGAGGGCTGAAATGAACAACATCGCATCTGCATTCATCAAGGCCAAGAAGTCGTTTGGCCCGGTCCTCAAGACCAAGACAAACCCGGCATTCAAGAGCAAGTACGCGAACCTTGAAGCGTGCCTTGAGGCCGTCGATGAGGCATGCCTGAGCAACGGCATTGCCTTGTACCAAGAGACGAGCGAAGACCTGACGGGCGTGACGGTGGAAACCGTTTTCTTGCACGAGTCCGGCGAAACACTGCGTTGCGGCAAGCTGCACGTTCCTGCCGCAAAGAATGACCCCCAGGGTTTTGGCTCTGCGCTGAGCTATGCGCGCCGCTACTCGCTGCTTGCTGCCTGCGGCATCGCTGCCGAAGACGATGACGGCAACGCGGCAGTGAAGGCCGCTCAAGCCGACCGGCTGAGGCAGCGTTCGCAGTGGCTGGAAGAACAGGCCTTGCGGCTTGAAAGCTGCGAGTCCATGTCCGAGTTGGGCGAGGTCTGGAAGGCGGCGGCAAAGGTCATGAAGGCCGAAAACGACAGCGATGCAATGGCAACGTTGGAGCCGATCAAAGACCGCATGAAGGCGACTATTTCGGAGGCCACGGCATGACCGCCCTTTACGTCATCGCCAACGAGTACCGCGCCGCCGCCGAGAAGCTGGCCGAGCTGGATCTTGACGCCCAGACCATCGCCGACACCCTGGAAAGCCTTTCGGGCGATCTTGAGCAGAAGGCGCAGAACGTCGCCTTTGTGGTGCGCAATCTGGAAGTCACCGCCCAGGCCATCAAGGCATTCGAGGATCAGCAGCGCGAACGCCGCAAAGCCATTGAGAACCGCGCCGATGGCCTGCGCGACTACTTGCAGCGCTGCATGGAAGCGACCGGCATTGAGCGCATCGAAGGCCCCGGCATTCTGCTGAGCTTCCGCAAGTCATCGGCGGTTGTGATTGATGGCGTTGACCTGATCCCGGCCGAGTTCATGCGCGCCCCTGAGCCGAAGCCCGCAGAGCCAGACAAGACGGCCATTGCTGCCGCCCTCAAGGCTGGGACTGAAGTCCCCGGCGCCCACATCGAAAAACGCCGCCTGCTGCAAATCAAGTAACACCCCTACTGTCGGCGCCAGGGTGGCGCTGGCGGCCTGAACTATCACCAAGGAGAGAAGAATGAAACTCACGAACACCATCCGCGATGCATTCATCAGCGCCGCTATGCAGGATGTCCCGAGCGTTGACTACACAGAACAGGCGCGCAGCCTGCTTCTGGCCGACAGCTTGGCGCAATTGCCTCCCAAGATCCGCGCTATCGCCAATGACAAAGAACTTTCTCACTTTGTCAACACTGGTCGCTACTTCGCAAGTAGCCTTTGCTACGTGGCCGTGTACTGTGGGCACGGCAATGAATTCAAGCCCTCGCCTGCCGTCGCCGAGAAAGTGGCGGAATTGAAGCTTGCCGCTGACTCTCAGTCACAGGTAGCCGCCGAGCTGCGCACCAAGATCAAGGCAGCTGCCTACAGCGTCACGACTCGCAAGGCGCTGGCCGATCTGCTGCCCGAGTTCGCCAAGTACCTGCCGGCCGACGAGCAAGCCGCGCTGCGTACCGTTCCTGTGGTTGCCAATGTTGTGACGGACTTTGTCAAGGCGGGTTGGCCGAAGGGCGGCAAGGCAAAGGCACCGAAAGCCATCGCGGACTAACTATCACCGGGCCGGCGCCTGCTGCGGGATCGCGGCGGGGAGCTTACAGGGCGTGCCGGCCCACCCTTTAAGACATGGAGATTGAAATGGCGAACATGAGCTATTGCCGGTTCAGCAACACACTGGCCGACCTTCGCGATTGCCAAGAGGCATTGAGCAACATGGACGACTTCAAAAAGGAGCTTAGCGGCGAAGAGGCGCGGGCCGCCAAGAAGCTGCTCAAGCTGTGCGGCGAGCTTGCTGCCGACTTTGGCGAAGACTCCGAAGACACCCTCACCGCCGACCTCTTCGCCGGCCAGCAGGGGGATGCATCGTGAGCGCGCACCTTTGGGAAGTCGATCACGCCTACTACTGCACTGAGGGCGGCTATTTCCACACGCAGGCGCATCACAAGACAGTTCACGAGTTCAAGTCTTGGGCCGACTTCCTGGAGGAAATGAGCGATGCAGACATGGACTACAACCTTCTGTTCAGGTGGGACTGGTCCGAGGTGAACTATGACGAGGACGGCGAAGAACTGCCGGCGTTCAACGGGGATGTGAACTACCGGAACGGAAAACTCTCGCTGTTCTTCATGCACCAGCGGAAGGGGTTCCACTCCACAAGCATTGTGGAAGTTTGCCGCGCCGATGAGCCCGCCGTCATTGAGTTCCTGAAGCCTCGATTGGCCCACCTGATGGGGCTTTGGGCTCCGTTGGCTGAGGCCACGGCCAGCACTCCACGGGAGGGGTCATGAAGACCTCCCAGCGCCAAACCGCACGAGCAAAGGCCGATGCCAAGTGGGCACACCTGGACCCTCGCCGCCAAGAGCGCGAAGACCAGGCGGCAATGGATCAAGCATTTGAGCAACTGGCCCGTGAGAGGGCGCAGGCAAATCAGAAGGGACAGCAGCAATGACAGACATGAGCACCGCACCAACAGCGACCGAGATTCAGCACGCCGCCAACGAGGGCCAGAAAGCAGCCATGCGTGGCGAAGGCTTCCCGCAGGCCTGCCCGTTCACATTCGACAAGTTCCCCGGTATCGAGCAGGCGGACTTTGAAACCACCAAGCGCCCACTGATGAATGCTTGGTTCAGCGCCTGGAAGAAAGCGAGCCAGCAATGACCACCCCCACCCAAACCCAATGGCCCACACCGACAGGAGAGCGGGCGCAGCAGCATCCGGATAAGAGGCACGAAGCCCTGGATCTGGCGGAATGGCTTGTAAGCGAAGACATGCCAACGGGCAGCAAGTCATGCGCGGGGGCCGCTGACATGCTTGCCAAGCAGCACGCCCTGATTGTGCAGATGCGGGAGGCGATGCTTGGCCCGATCTATGGGGCCCCGGTGTTTGGCGCAGAGATCCAAGCCGCCCTCACCGCAGCCAATGACTACCTGGAGCAATCATGAGCACACCCCATCAAGACGGACTGCCGGCACTGCCTGAACCCGACGTTTCCTGGGTGGACGGAAAAGATCAGTACGGCTATGACACGTATGACCACGCATTCAGCGCCTCACTGATGCGCGACTACGCCCTACTCGCCCTCCGCTCTGCCGCGCCATCTGCCCAGCCGGTGCAGGCCCCCGAGCAGCTAAAAGGCACTCCGCGCCGCGAGGATTACGTGAGGATGGCGCGCATCTTCGCGCTTGCGTATGGCTTGCACGATGACGCGCCGGCCTATCTGCCGCGCACCAAAGAAGATGCGGACAGCTTCATCCCTCACGGCTGGGTCATCGCTGCCATGATGCAAGCCTTCGGCGAGGGATGGGCAGACGGCCACGCGGGCGGCATCGAGTTCATGAAGCTCGCAGCACCCCCGCCGGTGCAGCAGGCGGGGGAGTTGACGGCCACGGACGCCATGGCGCTCGCCTTCCATCGCGCACTCACTGATGGGGCGCTGGATTCCGAAGGGCTGGCAGACATCAAGACCGGACTGAACGCTGTTTTCTCGGGCTTGGGCCTTGCAGCAGCCCTTGCCGATGCGCAGCCTGCCTTCACCCCAGGGTTTGCTGACGGCATCCTGAAGAGCCAGGAACTGCACACGCTCTGGGAAACATCGAAGCCCACCCCGACCAGCTATCACACAGCCGCGCAGGATCTGGCATGGCAGCTCGGGGCATTCGCCAGCAAGGTGATGGCTCGTGTGGCCGATGCGCAGCCTGTCGTGCCTGCCCTCACAGTTTGGTTTGGCTCAATGCCCGAATCGAACGGTCGCGAGAACTGGACTGTGATGCTGCGCCGCAATCTGGATTCGGTCACAACCGACAACATGCACGACCGCCATCGATTGCTCGGCGGCATGACGCTGTTTCGGTCTGAATACAAAGACCGGATGCGCTACCACGCCGATGAGCTTCGCTTTCTGTTGGGCGAGATCGACGAGCGGCCGGACATTCTTGCGTATGACGCCGACCTGCGCAGTGCGTATGTTGAACCCACGCCGCAGCCTGTCGAGAAGCAGGCGGTGCCGCTGACTGATGAGCAGATCGAGAAGCGCAACCCATACCAGCACTCGGCAAACCATCGGTCGGTGTGGGCTGCCGGCTTTCGCGATGCCGAACGCGCCCACGGCATCACTCCCCCGGCAGATGAAGGAGAGAAGCTGTGATGCCTAAGACGATCAAGCTACACCCTGGCGAGCACATCGCAGCAGTAGTGCCAGAGTCGCCTCGCGGCCCTGGCTGGGCCAACACCCTGGCTTGGGTCCACATCCACAACAACGGCACGCGTACTTTTCGCACCGAGGCAATCCAACTACTCAGCGGAGAGGCGACCCCTGAGCTGATGACTCTGCATCATGTTGGTCAGGTCTTGTGTGCGGCGCTCTTGGCCGCCGTGCCGGTAAAGAAAATCAAGGAGCAAACGCCATGACCCAAGACACACAGAAGCTGGTGCAGGCGCTGGAGCTACTACTTGCCAAAGTTCGACGTGACGCGCCTGAACTATCAGGAAAGCTGTTGGGGCACTGCGATGCGGTCCTCGCCGCCCACCGCTCGCAGCCCTCCCCCTCGCAGGATGCCGACAGGCTGGATGCTGAGCGGTATCGGTGGCTTCGTGATCCGAAAAACGCCACCAGAGACGAATGGAATTCATTCGGGCCATACAGCACCGCAGAAGAAATTGACGCCGCCATCGACGCCGCCCGCCTCGCAGAGAAGGGGAAGGTATGAGAACCGTCTACCACTTCAGCGGGGTCTACCAGAAGCAGGCCGGCTCTATCAACCATGTTGACGGCATCGCAAGCATGGAGCACCCCGTCACGGACTTGGAAGGCTACTTCGAGCTCAAGCGCTTGATTGTCAAGGAGCTCTTTCTGGAGGTTGCCTCGAATCAGCTGACGATTCAAAGCCTGTCGATCCTGCATCAATACGAAGAAGGCCCCCAATGACACCCACCCTCCGAGAAGCAGCGCAGCGCCTGCTGGCCCCTGATCTTTTCTCAGAGTACCGGCCGTTTCGAGACTACGCGCCCGTGCTGAGCGAGCGCCTTGAAGCTCTTCGCGCAGCCCTCGCCAATGAGCCGCAAGCAGAGCCGGCAGTTGTCAAGGAATCCTTGACGGTTGAGCAGCCTGGAGCGGTGGGGCTGAGCGACATCGAGTGCCCGCCAGACCCTGAAACGGTTTTTCGCCAGCTTGACCTTGATGCACAGATCGGCGCGCTCTTTGCGAGGGCGTCTGAAATGGCGATGGCTTACGGCCTGCGGCGACCGCAAGCCGAGAAGACTCGTTGCGCCAACGAACTCAAAATGGCCCTCCGCGCAGCGCTTGCAGCAGCCCAGCCAGTAGCGCCGGGGGGGCTTCCGATAGAGACGGCGCTACGCAAACCTGCCTTTGTGCTCGTCGGGCATGAAGAGGAAGGCTGGGTCGAACAGGCGCGGTGGGATGGCGAGCGGCGCGAATGGTGGTCCGTCAATACGGATTGGACAGATGCTCACGGATCTGCGCTTCACCCGACCCACTGGATGCCCCTCCCTCCCCCTCCTGCCGCTACTCAGGCCCAGGACAAAGGAGGTGCCAAGTGATCACAGAAAGCGAATTCGCCCGCCTCGTCCGCGAGGCCAAGCCCCCTCTTCCTCCAGCCGTCCGAGAAATCCTGCGCCACTACAGCGGCAAGGAAATCATTGAGTGCGTGCTGGCCATGCTGGACAACAAGGCCTGCATGGCAAAGAGCAGCTTTGAGAGATCCAGTAAAGCCGCAGAAGACGCCCGAGCCGCTGCTGCTATCGGGCTGGCTCAGGAGGGGAAGACGCCATGAGGAATTCAATCATCGCTTGGCTTGTTCTTGTCGGCATGTGCTATTTGGGGACCGCCTTCTACGCTTGGGACTTGAACGCCGGCAGCTGGGGGCAAGAACTGCGGTTCGTTTTCTTGG